CGAACCGCGACAGTCCCTCCTTCGTTTTCTGTCTTCAAATTGATGACGGATGCGAGTGGAATCTCTGGTTTAATCTAAGCAGAGTTAGATGGTCTTGCACATCAGGTTAACAGCCAATAACTTTTGCCCAATCGTGTTACTCCTGGCACGAAGACTTACCGTTCCCATTGAAGCTTGGCAGCTAATGATAATGGAACTGGACCGGCCCACTCAATTCTTAATTCCGATGGATAACAACTTTGACAAGTTAGGTCGCTCCGACATAGGATAAGACGACCCGGCCACTGTGATTGTTGCCCATCGATTGTAGACTTTTCGTTGGATACTCTAGCGGTATCCCCGCGCTTTTATCGGCAACCCCCCCCCCCAAACCTATGATAGGTTTTTATAAGGCAAGTAAACACAGTAATGGGGTGTCCGAAACGTCAGTATGCCAAAGGCTGACACAAAATTCGTTTTTTCAATCACCATGTTTTGCTCGCAAGACGATCGAGGAATATTGGAAGACTATGGTCTTCTACTTCGGTTGTTTTCTGGGTATTATGTGGACTTCGATACTCTTGGTAACCTGCCTTGAGTACTCCACTATGTTCCGCTGGTCATGCGGAGCACTTTGGTTTCTCGCGCTGCTGCACTATTTCGATGTGCTAGTATGCGAATTCCGGAACTCACGCCACTTAACCGCCCTCTCTTCTTATGAGGCTGCTGCTGCCAAAGTGCGTGCCGAGTTCCACTATAACACTGCCTTCCGTTATACTAAGACGGACGATTATCGCGCCTATTTGCGCTCCCGTCCATCTGCATCGGCTAGGCACCGAGCTAGGATAGTCAACTTTCGTTGTTGGCTGTCCGATATTACCCCGGACTACAAGAACCCCCACCATACCCAAGAGTTTCGGACTCAAGGTGGATTCTGCCCGTCTAGGATTTCCCGGGCCTTTCAAGATTTGGCCAGTGTTCGTGGTCTTCCCATGGATGCTGAGCTGATGAATAAGGTCGAGAACCTTGGAGCTCTTTTCTTAGCTCTAAAGGACTCCACAACCGTTTCCCAGTTTTTGGCGATTGTTTTCCTGTACCTCAAAACTCACTATTCTGTTAGTGTAGCCAACAAGTGTGCAGGTTATATTGCCGAAGCTGTCGATACCACCTTTGACCCCCAAACGGGCGAATTTGGTGATACCATCGAGAGACCGAAATGGTTGGAGCTGCTCAAGAATTGCCAAGAGAATTGGACCCTAGTGATAACTAATCCCGGGTTCAAAAAGCTTTCCCGCGTCCTAAGTCTTTGTTTGGCTTTGGGTCTTTGTGACTCAGCCTCACTTGATTTTGAAGTCAAGGGAATGCGACTCTTCTCAATCACAGCATACTCGAAACAGGTGACTGCGGTCGATATGATCGATGCTGCCTTCGAGACTGTTGCGTACTTTGCCGAGGGAGGATACATGTGCTTTGCACGTGGATCTATCAAGCCCCTATTGCATGGTAATCTTGAGTCAGAGGAATTTGAGGAGGCGTATGCTAAATGCATGCGTTGTGATATCTATGCCAAAAGCGGCAATCTTCTTGCTAGAGAGAATATGCAAGAGAATGACTATGCCGCCCTCCTCGCCCAGACCATTGATAAGTGTCGAATCTTATCCCAACACTCCCTAGGTCTTGTTGAGAAGAATATCCTTACGAGGAAACTTCATCAACTACAGACTTGGGAGGCCAGTTTCTTTCAAACTCGCGTTCAAGGTGGAATGCGAGAGGCCCCTTATTCTATTGGGGTCTTTGGGGGAACTGCTGTTGGTAAATCGTCAGTAGCTAATATTCTCATGGTCACCACTCTCCTTCAGAACGGCTTTTGTGCCGATGATGATAGGATTGTTAATGTGAATGAGAATGATAAATACATGTCGAATTATCGAACACATGTCAATGGGGTGCTCATCGACGATTTAGGCAATACCAAAGCCAAATACGTTGAGAAGGCACCAACCCAGTTGCTAATTCAGTTGGTAAACAATGTTCGTACTTACGCTAATATGGCAAGTCTTGACCAAAAGGGATCTGTTTCGATAGAACCCAAGCTGGTTATTTCTACCAAAAATGTGAAGGACAGTTGTGCCAACTTGTACTCCAACGAGCCGGCTTCTGTTACGCGGCGTGATAATATCACTATCACCGTAACAGTTAAGCCTGAATTCGCAACACACGATATGATCGACTCCAAGAAGATCCATCGACAATGCCCTTGGCTTTTCGAAGGATCTATTTGGCGATGTCCCGATCTTTGGAACATCAAAGTCGAACGCTCCTTTCCCGTCCCTCCCAAGGACGAGAAGGGTACAGCTACCGTTGGATGGGAAGTCGTTGATGATGACGACGGCTATCCGATGGATTGTATCGGAC